TTATCCTCCTATCGCCTTGTCAATTGCGGTAAGGGCTTTGTCTACAACTTTATGAACTGTTGTAAAACACGATTCTGTGTGAATTTTAGATAAGATCAGTGCCTCCCTCACCTTCCGCAACGTCTCCACATCAGCAGGGTTGTGGTAGTCCATTCCTGCGCTTTCAGACAATGCGTATTCAATGGATTCTCTTGTTTCTTGGCTAGGCCACCGCTCCAGATCATCTTCATGACTAAATGATATTGATTTGAGCCATTTGAGATTATCCCTTAATTCTGCCACCTGCGCCTGTAACTGCTCATTCTCCTGCTGTAAGGCTTCGATGGTGTCAACCAAGTTCATTGCAGCTTCAATTGAGACACTTGCTTCTGTATCATCCTTCATTCGTTTTATGAGATTCCGTGTTATCTCCAAAGATTTTTTCTCCAACCTCACGTTATTCAACCTCCTTCAGCAGTTCGGGGTTATCCCATTTATTGCCGATAACTTCAATAAATTCACTTTCTCCAAGCATAAAACAATCGTTTATCAAATTTTTGATTGCAAACTTGGTGTCAAATTCCCAATAGCCCTGACAATATTCACCACCCCAACAATGCAGAATGTCCCCCTCATATATCTCCTTGCCGTTCTTATCTTTCAAGCCGGTATATTGGCCTATGGTTTTTTCGTCTACATTGAGCGATTCACCGCAATGTAGAATGTGGTCAAAAAGTGTTGTTATGTAGGTATCTCCTGTGAATGAATGGGTTAAGTCACCAAACACCCATTCGCCATTATCAACACGTTTGCCACGGAATTTATACTCCTTCATGGCTCAACCTCCTTTATACTGTTCATATGTCTGCATATTTCTTTCGCATATTTTTCACATGCTGTAAATCTATCCCCAATAGAATCAGTGCTAGCTAACCATATAACATATGAATCTGGCATTTTTATTCCAACTTTTGCAAATCCATATCCTTGCCCATAGTCTTCAGTTTCATAAACTACTTCCCACATGCCTTATCCCTCCTTCCCCTCCACCAGCTTTAGCGGACAATCTTTGTGCCTGCCTTCGCCTGGCACAATAGCATATGTATCGCTTTTGCTGCGCTTTGATAAAATAGAACAAACGTCAAAAATTGTGCAATATTTGCATTGCCAGCAACTCTCCGGCATCTCTAGCTCCAATATCGCTTTAGGCATCGTGTTCGACCTCGCTTTCTTCTTTAGACAGAAAGTACCTGCATCTTATACGTTTGCCGTCAACAAATACTCGTTTTGGCTCCAAACAACAATATCCTTTTGAACCATCACCAGTCCACCCTGTCGCTGTAAACATTCCATAATCGGGCTCATAATATAGACAATCTTTGCAATTCATCCTTCCTTGACCTCGCTTTCCTTCAACAGTGCCGCCAACTCGCAATCTGGAGTATGACCTGCTGATTTATTGTTGTTGCATATGGGGCAACACTCTCCAGGGTAGATTCCTCCTTCGTCTTGGTATGGTATCCACTCCAACCGCTCCAACATTGCTCGATAAGCAAGGGCGGTTTTAGCAGTATTACTCCAAACTCGTGTATTGCACTTCTTGCAATCCTCTTCTAGTAAACACTGGTAGCATGTGCGCCGTTCAGGACACGCCGCCAAAGCCTCTAACTCCTTCTTGTTTAACGTAGCATTTATTTCATAAGCCATAACCTCACCCTTCACTTTCATCTCAATCCCAATCATCCGAACCATCGTCAAAATCGATCATTGGTTCATAATCTTTACACTTATTTGGACACGATTGATTGCCTGTTATGCCACATAAATCGCATGACACTAAACGAAATTTACAATCGTCATAATTCATCTTCCTGACCTCCAATCTCCTTTTCAATATACCATTGACCACACGTTATCCAATCGACAAGTATCACATTTGACGCATACATATCTCCTATGCGCTTCTTGCATCCGTTAAACATGCAATATACTTTTTCACCATTTTTGTGTGCTTTTATTGCTTCTAATGCTGATACTTGTTTTGGTTCTGGTAAGATTCTTTGGATTACGAGGCATGATGATATTCTAGCGTGATAAAAACCATCAGTATCTACTACTAACTTGCCATTTTTAACGTACAATTCTTTATAACTTATACCGTTTAAGTCAATAATGCTGCCGCCATCAATAGCTTTATATTGTTTTCCTTCGTATGCTTGCGGATTTTCTGCTGCTAATTTCATTAAATCATATGCCTTTATTGGCGTAGATTCTTCTAATCCTTCAAACATATCATCCGTCCAAAACCACATATCTTCTTCAATTTGGTAATCACTGTTATAAACATATTTAATAGTGACGATTTTACCCGCTTTAGCAGCCATATCGTTATTAACAAATTTTGTATATGTATTTCCATATGTTAAATCTTCTTTGATTTTTACTTTATCTCCAACATGATATTTCACAACGCTTTCTCCTTCACATCTTTATTTTTAGTATGGCAGGGACGCTCAGATTTGAACTGAGAATAACACATCCAAAGTGTGTTGTGTTGCCATTACACTACATCCCTGTAAAGCGGCATTACTGCCGCTGAATAATTAATTGGTGAAATCGACGTCTTCCAATTCAGGCTGATCGTCATCGGTATTGTTTAAACTGTTACCGAAAATGTCTTGAAATCCTTTACCTGCCATTAGCTCAAGAACCTGTTCTTTTGTAAGCTTAGGATATATTACATTGAAGTCATATTTGGTAAGTGCTTTTTCAACGTCCGTCAATGGCTTCTCAGGCATCGGAATCGGCACATAATTTGTATCTGTGTCAGATCCTTTTGTTTGAATTTTAATGTCAAAATTGCGCAGATCGCCGACCATATCTCTGATGCCAGCAAGCGCTTCATAACACCGCTTTCCTTTGTCAAGAATTTCAACTTCGCCAGTTTCTCTGTTGATAACATTCATAGCGTGCTGTTTTCTTGCACCATATTTCTGTGTTTCTTTTGCAGCTTTTCTTGCTGCTCTGTCGGCGCAAATAGGACAATCCTTTCCAATACAATCAATTGTCAAACCTTTGCCGCCATTGGCTTGCGGAATCCAATGTGTGTATCTGCTGTATGGAGCTTCATCAAGCGCCCTCATTTGATACAACTTACCTTCTTTTAGTTCCGCAAATCTTATTTTTTCCCTATCACTACCTTCCTTTGTTGTAATGTCATTCCAACCCATTAATTTCCTACCTCCTTGAGTAAAATTATATTTTGTGTATCATAGCTTACAGCTATCACCAAATTTAATTTTTCAGTGTCTTTAACCGTATAGCCTTCGTTGGCAAGTAATTTGTCAAATATTTCATAAAGATTCTTATTGCAATTATCTAAATCAATGATAAAACTAGACATAACAACTGCAATTGAATTAGCATATTTTGGATACGTATCGTGAATCATTTTGCATTTATTTAGAACAGAGTTATATGTGTCAAAAGATGCTTGTTGTGCTGTTAATTCACAAAGCGTTTTTAATGGTACATTGATGCCTGTGTCAATTAATGTATTACCATGTTTGTCTGTAGTAAAAACGAATTCCTTGTTACCAAGTTTTATTGTTTCGTTGTTCATGTTAAATACCCCTTTTTACTTAGTAGTGTTTTAAAACTACGTTTATGAACACCATCAGATATTTTGGTGTGCTTGTTAACTTTGATGTTGTATATGATGTAAGGATTGTTGGGGTTACCAAGATAAGCGTAACAGTCGATTGCACGCTTATATTCATATTTAAACTCTTGTAATTGTTCAAGTGTTTTGAATACGATTGGATTAACCGGAATGATTGTTCGATACGTAAAATCATTTGGATTTTGAAGTCCGATTCGTGATACACTATTGGATTTATAATTGTCCAATGTGTATATGACTTTTTCCATTTGATCTTCATCAAATTCTAAAATAGCTCCTAACACTCTGCTAAACCCTTTGTTTACGGCAACATCATTGGTATTTAGCATTATTGGTTGCCTATACATCATATATAACTTACCTGTTGCTTCTGCAAAAACTTCGTTGATGGGGTTAATTTTTAATATTTTTTGAATCCGAGGTAAGAGAAGATCGTCGTATACAAAAATGCGATTAAGCATAGCATTTTTCCATTGGCGTTGCTGCATGAATATCTGAAATAACGTCAACTGGTGTGTTAGATACAATTACCGGTCTTCTAAACAAATAATCAACGTTTATACCTGCCAAATTTGCAAGTGTATCGATCGCCTTCTTATATTTCTTGATGCTGTTTGTGTATGTATCAATAGTGTCTTTTAGTGCTGCTATATCATTCTCTTTGTCATCGATTATTGCATTTATGAAATCTGACAGATTGATTTTTTTGTCACCATTATTATCATCGTAAGTAATATCGTTTGCAGACAAAGATTTGTGAATTTTGCGCAATCTGTTTATTTCAATTTTGATTGTTGCAGCCTTATTTTTTGAACTGTCAATATCTTTTTCAAGCGTATTAACGTTATCTACCAATTCGTTTATTTGATTATTGAAATCCATATTCATACCTCCATATTATTTTGTTGTTTATATAAACGTCAAATGACGTCTTGGAATATCAAAAAGCTTTAACCATTTATGAATTGTTACCGGTGAAACGCTATATTTTTTAGCGATTTGATTAATCGTCATGCGATTGTCAGTGTAATCTTCATGTAGTAATTCATGAATTTGTTTACCGGTTTGTAATTCAATTAACTTCATTGTGTTGGATTTCTTGATTTGACGTTTGAATTTCATAATATCACCTCATGTAACATAGTATTGTAACAAGGATCGCGACAATGTAAAGACATAAAAATTGTCATGTGGAAAATTACACCTCCAGTAATATATTTTTAACCCATTCCTTTATGTTAAGCATACCGTTAAAATCAATGTATTCGTCGGTAGTGTGTGGATTAAAATATCCTGCTGACATGTTTACACATTCCTGAACATATCTGCGTATGTAAATTACGTCTGCAAGTGTGCCACGTTCCATTTTAATTTGAATACCGTTTTTTATTCCAATGCTTGCCAATTGCGCCGCAAAATTTGTAGTGCAATTTGCAGCTCCGCATGAATACATTAATAAGTTGTCGTTACCTCTGCGATCAAGCGTAAGTGAGTACGCAACATCATCGAACCATTTAGCGTTATGTTTGCAGAAATACGATATTCCATCACATCCAATTTCTTCGCCGACGGTAAATAATAATTTCATTGGTTGATGTGGCAGCTCTCTTGCTGTTTGCAATGCAATTGCGATACCGCATTTGTCGTCGCCACCTGGTATACGTAACCTATTTGATGTTATTCTGCCGTTTTGTGTATCATGAGTTAACTTGAAATGTTCTTCAAGATACTTGTCTATATCTTCAAGTTCATCAAGTGTGTATTGAGACGTACCCCACGCATATCCAGAGTTACAATATGTGTAATCATCATAACTGTATAACGATTTGCTATATGGCGAATAGTTGTTTACATATTCATCATAAACATATGATTGACATTTAGGCGCCAAATCTTTTGATATCAAATCGTTGTACGCTTCATTCCATGTTTTTTTCGATGCTTTCATTTCAATGTAAGCGCAATCATACACGTTAGCGCAATTAAAACATTTTGTTTGCACTGAATTTGTTTCTTTTATTGATGAAAATCTTACAATGTTTTGGACAGGTTTTGCTATGTCAAATACTATGTCCATGTGTGCGTTGAGAAGTGGATATTTGTCAGCTTTACCTCTGACGGCATATATGTTGCCAAGATCGTCTTTCTTTGTTCTGAAACCAAGTCTTTGCGTTTCTTGTATAATGAAATCTGACATTATGTGTTCGTTGCCAGAATATGTGTTGAAGTATAGCAATTTTAGCGTTAGGTTTAAAAACCTAGTTTTTTGTTTCATATTATGCCGCCGCCTCTCCTGTTTTATTGGTTTCAATAATTTTTAACCAATTATGATCAATCCATATTCCGTTTTGATTATCAAGAATATCATATAAATTACAATCACCTTTGCCATTTTCTAATTCAATTCCGTAAGTGCCATTATCAATTGCACGAACAATACCTGTATATCCGTGACGTCTTGTTAGGAATGATGGAAGCCATGGTTGATCGAATGTGTTAATCATTACTTTATCGTTAATTTTAAATTTACATTTGAATTCGTGTTTTTTCGGGCTTTTAATGACTTTTTTGATTTTGTAATCATACCAATATGTATGAGATGAATCATCAATGTTATTGTCGCTTGAATATAATCCATTTTGATCGTCGTAGTGCGAATATGTTCCATCGTAATAACCGTCAGAATCTATTGCAGTTGAATACATTGGTTTGTGATATGATTTTGCCATAATTACATCGCCAGCTTTGATGTTTGAATAATCGGTTTTTTCATCATTTTGTGTGGAATTATAACCCTTACTTAATGTTAATGGTATGTTGTTTTCATTAGATAATTGAAGTAATTTATCTATTACAAGAGATGCGTAACCATCGTGCGGGTAAGCTCTGTCTAACATCAAATAAGCATCACCCGTTTCACTTTTAAGTAAGCGCAACATCCATCTGTACATTATTGTTTGATGTGTATAATCTTTATGTTCAATTCCATAAAAATCAACATCACTGCCGTCGGTTATATAGCAAATTAAACTTCCTTTATCCGTTAAGTTTGATGGCACACATCTAGCATATCCGTAGTTGTGTCCTGATATTGTTTGGCAACTTGTCCAAACTCTGTTATTCTCTTTTTTTGGTGCATATGATGACATTCCAAGTTGAGAAGCGATACTGTTTGTGATAACAAGATATAATTTATTTTTCGTTTCCTTTTTCATGATATAATATCGATACCAATCAAATTGTTCCAGTTTTGTATCAGATATTTCAATACATTTTTTTAATTGTGATTTTATGAATTTGATTATTTTTATTTTTCTTCCTTGATAATAACATATTCCTTGATTGAAATCGGAAGCCAATTGTAATACCGACAGTATTTTATTTAAAATGTGTTGTGTTGATTTTTCATCAATTTTTGTGGTGTATCGATTTGTTGAACTAATAGAACTAATATCGGTATACATCCATCTTGCAAGTTTATCTATAAACAATGGCGACCACTCATCGTTTAACGCGTTACATTCAAGCGGATAAACGCCTATGAATGGAATTAGTAATTCGTCTACTTTTTTATAGTTGTCATCATATATACATTCATCATAAATGTATTCGTGAATATATTCTGTTAAATTGTTTTCATAGAATTGCTCCCATATGTATTCAAACATTTGTCTGCCGTTTTCCTTACATCTCAATCCAAGTGTAGTAACATTATCAATTTGCTTAAACATATTTTTTTACTCCCTTCAAACATATTATATTTTGATATTAAATAACACTCAATTGAGTGTCAAGAGTTATCATTCAAATGTATGAAACGTTGTGTTGTGTATGTAAAATATTAAATATGTGTTGCCTTGTTTGTGGTGTTGCCTTGTTCTTAAACAAAAACCTGGCTCTTATGCAAAATTATATTTTATTTCAGGGGCCAGTAAAAAGGGGTCAACATAATGTCAACCCCTCATTCACCGTATTATTTATTACTCCTCCTTCTTCCCTTGCCTGCTTTCTGCGTCGGCTCACCTTCATCGACAGCTGCACTCATGACACTGTATGCCGCCTGTGTCTCACCAATTGCTGACGCAAGTTCGTACAAATCAATAATCGTCTTATCAATGTTAGATTCATCCAACGTATCGTTATCATCGTGACCAATGTTGACAATGCTCTGCAGCTTTCTGACAATTGACAGCTTCTGTTTGAAGTCTTTTTCGCCGAAACTGAGCGCTTCATTTTCCTCAACGTCTCTTGAACGTGAACCATCTTCACTCATATCGTACAAAGCTCCGGAATTATCCCAACCGTACATACGAGCTTCTCTGCGGTCGTCTTCTTCTTTTTTCAACGCCGCAACACGTTCTGACGCTTCATCAAACGTCATGTTTGACAGGTCGCGAATGTCAATTGTATTGTGGTGTAAATCTTGTTCAAGCTGAATAATTCTCTCTGCCTGATTGAGTGTCAGCTTGCCATCGGATACGGCCTGGTATTTATCATTGTGAGCCGCAATCACTTCACTTGCAGAAGTTTGGTTTGGCTCAATCGAAGCCATATCTGCTTCTGAAATAATACCGAAGCGGTAGAAGTTTTTGAGCATTTTAATCTGACCTTCTGTCATAGGCAGGCGCTTACCGAGAACGTTCATTCTTGCGGTAATTTCAACATTGCTCCACTTATCCATGACGTCATCAGCAGGTGTTTTAATACCCAATGTTTCACACATTTCTTTGAAACGTGCAATCTGCTGCGGATATGCTTTCCGAGCAAACGGAAGTGTGAAAAGACGCTCAATTTCCTTCGACAGAGTTGCAGAATTGAATGCTGCTCTGTCCGCCGGCTGAACAAATTTCTGTCTGCAGAGTTTGATGTAAGTGTTCCATTGTGTGTCAGTTACAGGTGCAGGAGTGCTTGTTGCTTTCTGAAATAAATCTTTGAGTGTCATGGTTATACTTCCTTTCTGAAATAAAAATATAACGATTCGCTCATTTATATCGCGGAATGCCAATCGTGAAGTTGCTCCGCATTATTTATTTACAACTTAAAATTAAAAGCACAATCATTATGAGAATATATAAAGCGAATTCAACATCAATATGTTTCTTCATGACATCACCCGTGCGAATGAGAGCGTCATGTTATCGCGGTCACGCTTCATTTGAGCATTAATCTTGCGCTCATACTTTTTCATTTCTTCTGGTGAAATGCGATATATAAGGCAAGAATTGTAACGTGCTGAATCTTCTTTAATGCTCATGGCGTCCATCTGTACACCGGTGAGTTTAAACTCCCTGGACAACCTTCTGCTTACTTTGTTTGGAATTAACTTTTTAATAGTCATAACGCTCAAATCCTTTCGTAAATTTATATAAAAAAAACAACACAAAAAGCGCACCACGCAAAGGCTAAGCGAAGTCAAGGTCAGCGAAGCTGCCGAAGGGAAACCTTGACAAGCAAAGCCTGCGTGGTAGCTATATACTTAAAACATGTTTTCAATGAATCGCTTGATTGTTTCAGCGTGACAACGTTTTGGAAAACACCAACAACCCAATGCAACGTTTTGTGTTTTTGCACTATAATAAATATCACGCAAAGCGGTTACAAATTTTTTATCAGTGCCCAGTTTTGTATTAAAGTATACTTCATACTTATCACAAACCGCATCACGCTCTGTTTCGTTGCGCATATAAAATGGGTTTCCAAGCACCGTTGTTCTGTCAACTCGGATAAGCACTTCATTTTCCTTTGGAACATAATTGCGTAAATTAACGATACGAATGTTAAACATAAGACACCAACCTTTCAAAATTTGTAGTTAAGAAAAAGAGGATGCACTACACATCCTCCTCCAGCCAATCCAGCAACGCTTCTGTGAAGTCGCTTTCTTCAACCTCGCCGTTTTCAATGATTTCCCAACAATCAGACATAACCGCACTTCCTTTCTAAATTTAATAAAAAAAACAACACTTTTAATGCACCACCAGAACATATCTGGACACAATAGGTCTATGGTGCTATCTTTTCTGCGTTCTAAGCGCCAAAGCATCTCATAGTGTGTTGATGTGTAGATAATGTTGATAAGCACAAACCGCGCTTAGAATGCGTTTAGAAAAGATAGGAGCATAGTCCTATTGCCCGAAGGGTTGCGAAGCAATGTCCAGATATGGATGGTGGTAGCCGTACATACTCCGAACATCCTTTACGTACATAGTTGTTACATGTGTACTATATGTGTACATAACGTATCCCATTATCTTCTGAATATCTGCTTATATCTGAATGCATATTTATACATGATTATGCATATCTATTCACAAGACGAGCGCACTTTGAGCGTAGCATGGTGTTGGATAGTGTAGTCTGAGTGGTGTTCCCCCGCCTCACTCTTACACCAAACAACATAGGGAGGGTATCTATACATTACACAACGCTGCGATGCGTCTGTGCGTCTCCTAACGTCAGAAGGGCAATAGGTATTTCTCGTTTCCAAAACGCAAAAATGCGAAATCACAAGCGCAAATACACTCCCCCATACACCAAAAACAGTGCAACGGGGTATGCACTCAGAGTATGTAGATATAGACTATACATTTCACTAACTCCGCAATGTTTACGCTAGGAATACACTTTTCACGCCTTAAAACGCTCATAGTACCGTCAACGTAAAAAATACACAATATAAATTTTTGGCACCCCTATGTTAAAATATGGATGCACAGATAACACTTCAATAAGTAAAACAGTGCAAGGTAGTGAAAGAGAGAGATATATAGACGTAATGGCGTCTAATTGTCTCTCAAGGTAAATTTCCGGTAATTACCGGATACTCTCTTGACACTCAAATGAATGATCTGTATAATGGTTTTAAGGGGTTTCCCTACATAGCGTATTTACGCTAACATAAATCTAAACATCTTAAAACCTTCAAGTTCCTTCGGAACTTACAAAACATATCTTAACCTTCTAAACACCTAAAACACTAGATACATCTGGAACGTCAATGAATAGTTATGTATTTTTTTAAAATATCCGCTCTGAAATTTTTATGTATTGTCAATCACTCAAATGAGTGATACAATGTAAACATAACAAGTCTTGGTGAAATGCTATGAATGAAGTTCAAAAAATACTTAGAGACACAGAAAAAGATTATTTAAACGACAGCCAATCTTCAATGTCAGAAGCGATGCGTAGACGTACTTTAGACGCAATAGATCGAGAAATTGAAAAGCTTATAAAGCGCAGAGAACGTATCGAATATGGCCTTGACGATTTCATGTTGTATTGAGGTAAACATGCAAGATATTATAATGAATTATGTTGTTATGACAACGCTGATTATCATAGCAGCGTGTCAAATCAAACAAGCATTTTTCCCTGTAATCTATCCTTATGAATCGGAAGAATCCGGTGTTGAAATTCCAAAAGACATATATAACATCGATGAAGACGATCCGTTGTACAGGGCGGTCATTGAATCATATGAACGAGCAAAAACGTTTAAATATCCGGGGGCTTTCGTTGAACAGATAATTGACGATTCAATGGAGCCGGGTGTTGAGATTATCACTGAAAAGGATGAACAAGAGGTATAAAAATGCCCGATAAAGAATTAACTGTACCAGAAGTAAATTTACCAACACAAGATGATTTGGAGGATTCAAAAATAGCTTTACTTAATCCTCGTCAACAGCGTTTTGTTCACTTATATTTGTCAGGACAGTATCAAATAAAACAGATTGCTGAGCTGCTAAATATGTCGGTAAGTGGAGTAAGAACATGGCTTAAAAATCCAGACATAAAGGCGCTTATTGAAGAAATTCAAGCCGAGGAAGATGACATTGTGCGTCAAGGATTAAAAGCCATAAGGTTATCTGCACTGTATAAAATGCAGCAGCTTCTGAACTCGCCAATTGACGGTATAGCATATCAAGCAGCTCGTGACATTTTAGACAGAACTGGACACAAAGCGCCAACCAAACAGGAAACAAAAATTGATGTTGCAGTTACGTTTGAACAACAGCTTAAAGAAGCGCTGCAACACATTGAAATGCCGGAAGAATTTATTGATGTCGATAGTTACGAGGTGGTGAAATGAAAATACCGAAGAAAGTTAAGATTGGCGCAGTAACATATGATATTAACAAAGTAAAAAGGCCTATTATACTTGGTTCAAAAGTGTGTTATGGAGCAATAGATTATGATGGGCTTCAAATTGAATTGGATGGAAGATATCCTGAGCAAAAACTCCATCATACACTTCTACATGAAATATTGCATGGCATAGCTGTAGATCGTGATATTGAACTTGGTGAACGCGAGGAAGATATTATTGATTCATTTGCATCAGGTCTGCATACGTTTATAGTTGATAATCCAAACGTTTTATAATACATCGCGGGAGGAAGGCAAGGTGTCTTAGTGGCCTCATAAGCCATCACAAGACGAGTTCGATTCTCGTTCCCGCAACCATCTACGAGTAGCTCAGTTGGTAGAGCATTTGTCTGATACGCAAAATGCCGAAGGTTCAAGTCCTTCCTCGTAGACCAAATATGCCAGTATAATTTAACGGTAGAATAGGTGTCTTGTAAACATCTTGTCAGGGTTCAATTCCTTGTACTGGCTCCACGTGGCGCATTAGTCTAACGGTTAGGACAACAGACCTTCAATCTGTTAGCGTAGGGTTCAACTCCCTCATGCGTCACCACATGCGCTTATGGTGTAATGGATAACACGACGGTCTACGAAACCGCTATTACAGGTTCAAATCCTGTTGAGCGTACCACCCCCTCCATTCATTTATTTACACCTCCATATTCACATCCGTACCTCCCATCAATATGGCCGGTGTCGCAAGGCACTGGCTATCCTTTCATTTGAGCCAAAGCGCTTGGAGTTGATAAACGCACACATGGGAAAACAAATAAACACTCAAAAATTCTTACAGCGAATACATGATGATTTTCATTTCTACTCGTCGAACTTTCTCAAAATACGAACAAAAGAAGGAGAATTAGTTAATTTTAAATTTAACCCGATGCAGGAAAAATCTGAGCGCTTGATTTATGAACATCAAGTGTCAAAAGGCAAACCAATTCGTGTAATTTGGCTAAAGGCTAGGCAACATGGCATTTCAACGTATTGTGAAGGTAAAATTTTTCATGCCACAGCCAATAATGCGTTCAAAAACGCCATGATTATAGCGCACGAAGACAAAGCTACACAGAATTTGTTTAGCATGTCTAAGCTATTTCACGAAGAATTACCTACTGTTTTGCGCCCGATGAAGAAATACTCTAATGAATCGGCTTTAACGTTTGAAAATCCAACGAATAATGACGAAGAAAAGTATGCAAATCCTGGCTTGAGAAGCAAAATTACCGTTGCAACAGCCAAAAATGTTGATACAGGACGCTCTGCTACAATTCATTCGCTGCACTGTTCAGAGGTTGCGTTCTGGGACAACCCAGAAACACTTATGACAGGGCTTTTACAGTGTGTTCCAGACAATCCGAACACGATGGTATTCATCGAATCAACAGCAAACGGCGTTGGTGGATATTTCTACGATATGTGGAAGAAAGCCGAGCGTGGTGAGAATGATTTCTTGCCTATTTTTCTTGGATGGCACGAGAATCCTGACTATTCACGACCGTTTTCATCTAAAGCTGAGAAAAAAGCGTTTATTGAAGCGGTTATGACAACATCAATTGATGATAAAGGTAATATAGTTAAGACAGAAGAACGCATTTTAAAGGAATCTCTTAACCTATCATGGGAGCAACTTAACTGGCGTAAGTGGTGTATTGCCAACAAATTAAACGGTGATGTTGAAAAGTTCCATCAAGAGTATCCTGCAACGCCAGATGAAGCGTTTATAGCGTCTGGTCGTCCTGTTTTCTCAACAACTGCATTGAAAACATATATGGATAACGTACAAAAACCTATTAAATCTGGCTATTTAGTTGAGCAAAACGGACGTGTTGAGCTTGAAGAAGATGAAAAAGGTTATATTAAAATCTGGCGTTTCCCTGAGCCAAATAAGTTTTATTGCATTGGCGCCGACGTTGCAGAAGGTCTTGTGGCAGGTGACTATTCGTGTGGAATTGTGCTTGACGAAGATTTTCGTTTGTGTGCATCTTGGCATGGTCACATCGATCCAGATTTGTTTGGTGAGGAGCTTGTCAAGCTTGCAAAATTCTATAACGAAGCATATGTCGGACCCGAATCAAACAACAATGGTTCTTCAACGATTCGAGCCATAATCCGCAAAGAATATTGGAATCTTTATTATCAAAAATCATATAGCAAAATCAGTGACACTATTACACAAAAAGTTGGTTGGAACACTAACATACGCACAAAACCGCTTATGATTAATACGTTAGCTGCCTACATTCGCGAGAAGTGGCTTGAGCTGCCGTGGGAAACACTTATTTCGGAGTGTTTTACTTACGTTAAAGGTGATGATGGTGTAACAACAAACGCACAAAACGGATGTCATGATGATACTGTTATGGCTCTTGCAATAGCGCTTCAATTGTTGCTTGAAGGCCGTGACGAAAACTATGAACCAGAAATACCTCGCGACGAAAAATACATCAATGATCCACTGGAAATTGCCGCCAATTATGAGGAATATGACGGTTTAAGTGTTGACAATTATGATGATGTAGAGTATACTGTTTAATGAATGATATTATACATTGTATATCATTCGGAGATGTCTAATGAACACTTCTACTTTTACCAATCTTTTTAAAGGCCGCAAAGTTAAGCAAAACGAATTTCAACGCAGCGAAGAAGAATTAAATTTAGTTAGAGATATTGCTAATAAATTTGAAGTTGCTTCTGCGGCTAAACAAAGCAGAATAAGAACATGGAATGATTGTATATCAGCTTATAACTCGGAATATTTCAAGAATAGAAATCGTCCTGATTATAAGTCTGATGAAATATCTAATTTTATTTTTTCTACACTTGAGACTATTAAACCGATAATGGTTGATAACGATCCAAAGATATTTGTGCTTCCAAAAACACCGGAAGGCGTACAGGTTGTTGATAAAATACAAAACGTATTTGATTCTGAATGGATACGCGACGGAATGAGTAAGAAGTTGGTACAGGCTATTACTATTGCGTTACAAATAGGAACTGCTGTATTTGGCGTGTTTTGGGATGGCAAAGATGAAAACGGTTTGGGTAATACGAAAACAGTGTTGATAAACCCATATAACCTGTTTCCAGACCCAATGGCTATTGATGTTGATAGTGCAGAATACATTATTTATGCTACATACAAGCATGTTAATCAGCTCAAACAAGCGTTTCCAAACAAAGCGCACTTAATTAGAGGCGGCACTATAAACCGTCCCGAACTTGTGACACAGACAAGCATTGGAGACGTTTCTAATCAAGTTCTTGTATTGGAATGTTATATGCGTGACTATACAACTGTCGAAGTCGATCAAGTCGATCCAAACGACGAAACAAAGATGTTGAAAGTCATGACGCGTAAATACCCAAGAGGGCGTATTGTTACTGTTGCGCCAGAGCTTGACCTTATATTATCTGATAAACAGCTTCCATATCAAGACGGTAAATTCCCGTTCAAACTGTTGAAATGTTATGATGTTCCGTTTGAATTTTGGGGCAAAGGTGAAGTTGAACAACTGTTATCACCTCAGACATACATTAATGATTTGATGAATCAGATCATCGACAACGCCAAATTAACGGCTAATATGCCGTGGGTTATTGATAAGAATGCTGGCATTGGAAGGGGGCAGCTCACTAATCGTCCTGGATTAATTGTAAGAAAAAATCCCGGAACAACTGTTGATCGTTTACAGCCACCCACAATGCCCAATTATGTCCAAGAAATTATCCAGACATTGAAGAATGATATTGAAATCATTTCTGGTGTTCACGAGGTTACACAAGGGCGTAAACCAGGATCTGTTAGTGCAGCATCGGCTATTGCGGCTCTGCAAGAAGCAGCACAGGCACGTATTAGACTTAAAGTAAAACTCATGGAATTGACACTTAGCGAATTGGGGCTTATGCAATACGGTCGTATGCAGCAATATTGGGTTACAAATCGCTGGGTAAGACGCAGTGATATTGCTGAATCGTCTGAGCTTATGGAGAATCCAGAAGCGGCGTTTGTACAGATAACTCCACAAGATTTACAAGTTAACGTTGACTTTGTAATATCTGCAGGCTCTACAATGCCGGCAAACAAAAATGCGATGCTTGATTTAATGATTAGACTTGCTCAAACACCGGGCGAAGATGGTCTACCAATGGTTGATAGAGAGACTATTCTTTCATACACAAACATTGCGGACAAGAAAAAGATTGTGCAGCGCTTTTCTCAGTATCAGCAACAGCGTTCGGAAGCTGCTTCACAGCAGGCGCAAGCAGAACTTATGGCTGCGCAGGAAAAAGAAAAGCAGAAGATGGCTATAGCGCTTATGCAGCAACAGGGGCAGCAAGACAAAATAGCTTCTCAACAGCAACTCGCTATGCAGCTTGAAGCAATGAAGGCTGAACAGAGGCAGGCTGACAGAATGGTTGCTATGCAGGAATCACAGGCAAAGCGTGATACAGAATTGAGCATGGCTCAAATACAAATGATCGTTAAATTGGTCATGGAGCAGTTAAAGATGCAGAGTAAATCTGCTTCAAATAAAGGTGGCGAACAACCGTAAAGGATTCGCGGAGGATTAATTTATGTTTTTACTTAACAAAACGGTACAACCTTTCATGGACACCGTTGATGCCGGTGGCGCAGTGAGTACAGATACGTCTGCAAGTGCAGGAAACGTCAGTACGGAAACTACGGCAACTGGCGAAACACAGGTAACACCTGTATCTGAATTTGAAATTGATGGTATTGGTAAGGTAACAGCATCAGAAATCAAAGAGTGGAAACTTGGTCATATGCGTCAGAGCGATTACACCAGAAAGACGCAGGAATTGGCAAAGCAAAGGCAGGAGGCAAAGGACGCTCTTGAAGTGTTCAATTATCTGAGACAGAATCCCGCTGTCGCACAGGCGCTTGCTAATGGCGATCCAAGTGCGCTGAAAGGCACACCAATCGCAGACAAATTTATGAGCAATCCACAGCTTGAAGATGTGAATTTTCGCCTTGCATCCATCGAATTGGATAGTAAACTTAACGCTTTGAAAGCGAAGTATCCTGACTTCAATGAGGTTGAAGTGTTGACAGAAGCCGATAGACTTGGCATTTCCGATTTGGAATTCATTTATAATGCCTTGCGCGGCAAAAGCGTTGACACGCTAAAAGAATCTCTGACAAAGCAGATTGAAACAGAATTAACGGAAAAGATACGCAAAAACGGTATCGAAACACTAACAATTATATCGCCCAATGATACTGTTGCGACGACAAATTACGGGCTTACTCCCGAACAACTTGCTATTGCAGCAAAGATGAAATTAACACCGGAACAGTACGCAAAAGGGATAGTTACATGAGGTGACTAATTAATGATTACTCCTACCCAGGCTAATACCCACATTAGTTCTGATTGGGCTGATTTGCTTGAACCCGGTCTTAGAGCGGTATTTTACGATCAGTATGAGGCAATTCCTTCACAGTATGATAAAGTGTTCAAAGTTGACACAATGAATAAGGCAAAAGAAGTCGATCTCGGTATGGGTGCGTTCCAGTCGTGGACTGAAAGAGTTAACGACACTGATAACGTCACTTACCAGAAGATCGGACAGGGTTTGGAAAGAGAGTACATTCCTTCCGAATTCGCTTCCGGTTTTGCAATCGGTAAGAGACTTTATGAGGACGAACTCTACGGTATTATCAACAAAATGCCTGCCGACCTTGCCGAAGCAGGTAAAACAAAAGTTGAAGAAGACGCATCGGCAATTCTCAACAATGCGTTTGACACTAAAACAATTTACGACGGTCAGTATCTTATAGATAGCGACCATCCGTACGAAGGTGGTCTGGCGGGAACACAGAGCAATCTTGTTACTGGTGCATTGAGTGACCTCACTCTGAAACAGGCAATCACAAAAATGAGAAGCATTAAGGACAACGGCGGCAAGCTTGTTGTGTTTAAGCCCGACACTCTTATTGTGCCGCCTGCACTTGAATGGCTTGCACTGGAACTCACAAAATCCGCTCAGAAAGTTGGTACTGCTGATAACGACATTAACACTCTGGCTGGAAGGCTCAAGGTGTTCGTGTACGATTATCTTACCGATGACGATGCTTGGTTCGTCGTTGATTCCAGAAGGCACGGACTGAAATTTTATTGGAGGGTTAAGCCTGAATTCGGTAAGTCCACCGATTCCGACAACTTTGTTGCCAAGTACAACGGACGTATGAGATACGCTTATGGCGTATCCGATTGGAGGGGAATTGTTGGTTCTCCTGGTGTTTCCTAAGAATAAATGAGTTTGGGGGCGCCGCTTGGCGTCCCTTCCTCAAGTTTAATGAGGTGACTTATATATGAGTTATACACATAACAAAGGATTTAGCGCTACAGAATCGGGTTTTGCTATTCAGAAGAATGGCGTTGACACTCCTGTTATAGACGCTAATGGTAACTTGATCGGTGCTATTACAGGCTCTATTTCCATCGAGAAAGCTGACAGCTACGCACTAACCAGTGCAGAGAGTAAGAAGTTTGCAATTTCTCTGAAAAACACTGGCAGCAGCAAAACATTCACGCTTGGACTTGAAGATGGACAGGTGGCATTGGTTTACAATCACGGAGCAGAATCATTTACGTTGAAAAACGTATCTGGCGACACTGGAACAACAGTTGCAACCACTAAGTTGTATTTGGTGATTGGTAGTAAAACAGCCAATGCAAGCAAAGTAATTGCGCTAAATTAATTGATAATATGAGGTGATTAGAGTGGCATTTACAGGTACAAAAAAGCTCTCTGTTGACAAAAATGCTGTAAACTCTACATTTGCAATTTTGACGATTACAGGTATGGACGACAATGTAACGCTTACCGAGGAGGAAGCCAAAGCTGTTGGCATGATTGTCGCAACTCCTACGGCTAACGATAAGGCTGTTATATTCCCTTCCGCTATTCCTGGCAAAGTTGTGTTTGTGGTGAATAAAGCGTCTGCAACTAACTCTGTAATCATAAAGGTCGGTGCTTCTGGTACTGGTGCTGAGATCGAAGCCAATAAAAAGGCTATCGTTGCGTGTGCAGAGGATGACTTTGTTGCAATAACAGCAGATAAGTAATAACGCTAACAATAAACGTGGGGAGTTCGCTCCCCTACTTTTTTATAGGAGGAATATATGAATAAATATAAGGATTACATTGCAAGAACACAGGAAGATAGAATATTTTTAGACATACTTTCGACACTTGAAAGTATTAACGAACAATTGAAAAGTAATAAAGCAATACATAATATCCCAATTATTCCGTACGCACCGAATGTTATAGATACCACACCTATAGTTACAATGGAAACAACCGGCGTTGAATCAGCTCCACAAATAACTGCTACACGTGCTAAACGCGGGCGCAAGCCAAAAGGTGATAAGTAATGAGTTATACGCAAACACAAGCGATTATAGACACTAGACGTCATCTTAAAGACAACACACAAAACGTCTGGACTGACGACGATATAAAACAATTCATAAATGATGCGATAGCGCTGATACGTAAAACAGTGCCTTTGTATTTTACTGATTTATACAAAGTCCCATATGACGATGAAGGTACAGAAAGTTTAGTTATCAACATCGATCCTGACTATGAGTTGTTAATACCGCTTTTTGCTGCTGCACGTTGTTTTGAGCAAGATGAACAACATTATCGTGCCGTTCAGAAAATGAATGAGTTTGAGAATAGAAAAGCCGAAATGGTTGAGGAAATTACAAATAGTGATGAATACGCAGCAATAGTTGAAGCGCTTGGTGAAACTGGCGTGGATGCTGTAAAGGATGTGTATTTTAGCATAGTAACAAGTGTAGATACTCCCGTCGGTTTGCTATAAGAGGTGTTTAAATGCCGTTCATACAATCAATGGATATTCCAAGAGAACTTGAACGTCAATTTAATATAAATGATTTTAATGGGGGCTTGAATAACGTCAAATCCTCCTTTGAGTTGTCAGATAACGAAAGTCCGGATCATCTTAATGTAATTATGTTTGAACCTGGCTCTATTGAAACACGCCCTGGTATTTTTAAATACATCACTGAACAATTACCGGAAGTCGCAAAAAGAATATTTACTTATGATATTGATGAAGGCCAATACTTTATTATATCAAGCGAAAATAAGTTATATTGCGTCCCGACAACTGGCGGAGAAATAACTGAGTTGTGCGATTTAAATGACGTAGCAAGCGGAGTTCAAGTTGAGAATTCGTTTTTCTTTGTAGATGGCGATAAATACCGTGTCTATGACGGCACAAATGTGTATGAGATAATTGATCCAGATGTATTTATTGGAGTAGCTCAGGCCGCTGATGGAACGTCAATAACGCTACCAGACGACGCAAGCGACGAAGACGATTATTACAACGGATATACAGTGTATATTTCTACTGGTCTTGGCTTTGGACAGCAGCGCATTATAACGGATTATGATGGCACAACCAAGATCGCTACTATTGACAACAATTGGACTACATCACCGGATAACACTTCAACGATATTTGTCACAAGCACAACTCCAGGTATTGTAACAACTGATGAAGACGCTTTAACGAAGTGTTACTCTCCAACCTATTACGAATTCGATGACGAATTCAAAGGTCTTAACAATATTGCAATGGTTGCAAAGTGCAAATACATGATATTGCACAAAACACGCTTATGGTTTACATGCGATTCAGAACATCCAAACATTGTGTTTTCTACTGACATTGACAACATGTTTTATGTACCTGTTAACAATTACTATCCGCCAGTTACGAATGATAGTGATGATGTTAATGGACTGTATTCATTTAATGATGTGCTTATCATATGGAAGAAGAAAACGGTTTTTGCGCTGTTTGGCAATGATTATACCGATTACGATTTGAAAGAAATCACCACAAATTGTGGAACAATCAATATTGAAACAGTGTGTAAGGTTGGTAATTATTTATACTATCTTGGCTCTGACGGTGTTGTGTATTCGCTTTACGATGTCAGAACTGATTATAAAAAATTGTTGACAGTGCCTATAAGCGTAACTGCTATTGATCTAGTAAAGTATCCAATATCAATATATCCTGACGATTGGAGCAACGCTAGAGCAATATATTACAGTGGTTACTACTTCCTTGCAATTAAGGACAAGGTTCTTGTGTTCTCATATGGTAAAGGATGGCACTTGTGGAATAAGTTAAATCCAACGGCGTTTATTGTGTTCAACAACACATTGATAATGACAAATGAAAAGAAGTATTTATATAGATTGCCGCTTAGAAGATTCTATGTTGAGGAAGTGTTTATAGCGGAAGAAGGACAAACAACTTTTGAGCTGCAAAAAGGTTATGTCAGCCCTCTCGAAAGTGATTTTGAAGTAACAATAGATGATGAAAGTGTTGACATTAAATATGTTGGCAGAGAAGACTATCGCACAATATCGCTTCCAGAATGTTCTGAAAACAACGTAGTTAAAATAGCATATCTTTCAATTCTTCCTTACACAGACGATGGAGAAACGTATGACAGCTATTATTATACGCACGATATGTATTTTAATTTTCCAAGCAGAACAAAGCAATTAAAGAACATTTACATTAACATGATTGCTATTGACCATTGGGTTGTTAACCTAAACGTATCAGCTTATATTGACTACTTTGATGTTGATGGTGGCATTACAATTCAGAACGGAATTACGCTATTTGGCATTGCCAAGTTTGGAGATCGTTTTCAAGATAAAAACGTTGTAGTTCCCCATCCGGTTCCAATAAACAGGCGTGGAAAGGTTGTAAAGTTTAAAGTATCAACTAGCGGCGCAAATCAGCCGTTTAAAATATTTACAATCAACGGTACTGTTATAATCCGTAACAAATGAGGTGCATAAATGGATAAGATTACTATACTTCCATATCCAGATTTTAAATTACTTGAATATGTTGACCCAGACAAGTTTGACGCAAATAATGAGGCGTTACGAGCAAAGATTGATGAAATTGTTCAGTTTATCAATGATTTGTCAAGCATTGTATCTGGTGTAAGTGGCGCAGAACAGATCGGCTCTGCTCCAATAACAGGTGTCACAGGTACAACTGTTCACGCTCAGATAAGTAATGTCCGTACATTGATTGACCAATTGGTGCTTGGACAGATTGCCGATGACTCTATAACTAATGCCAAGATGCACAGCGATGTTAAAGTTGGTTCACTTGCAACACTTACTACAACTACAAAGTCAAGTGTTGTCGGCGCTATAAATGAAATCGTTACAGCGCTGAATGATGTTGCAGAAAATATTGGCAACCTTTCAACTCTGACAACCACTGAGAAGACAAATATTGTTGGTGCTTTAAACGAAATCAATGGTAATATTGGCGATCTTGACAATTTGTTAACGTCGAATAAGATCAGTATTGTTGCTGCTATAAACGAAGTACAAACAAACGCTATGCCTAAAGATGGTGGCACTTTTACTGGTGAGGTGTCAATGGGTAGACAAAATCTAAACCAGCCTAAACTAAAGGATTATTCTGAAACAGTAGTTACCATCGGTTCTGCTACTGGAACAGTTTCTTTGAATCTTGCAAATGGCAATGTCTTCGATGTCACTCTTGCAGGTGCAACAACACTTACATTTAATAATCCTGCTCCAAGTGGTCAAGCATGTTCATTTACGCTTAAAATTAATCAAGGAGCAACACCATATGCGATTACCTATCCTGCCTCAGTAAAGTGGGACAATGATGTAATTCCAGACGTAGCCAATGCAAATAAGTCTTATATTATAGTATTTGCTACAATTAATGGTGGTGATCGCTATTATGGGAGACTTGCTATGGGAGGTTTAACAACATAATGTTAGCAGATAGAATGTTGATGTGTATGAACAAAAGAAAAATAGACCGTTCCGAGCCTGTAACGGTAGTAAATAGTGCGTACACAACATCAGCTAGCGCAAGACCTCAGAGGTTGAGTAATGGGTGGTTGGTTACAGCAGTATATAAAACATCATACGTAGTCTTTTATAAATCAACTGATAATGGAGTAAACTGGTCACAATTATGCTGGTGTGCTGATATGACAAATAGTAATTTTTCAGTTACCAGTTATGGTAATATTATTTATGCAATAGGGACTTATTCAACTACTCAAATTATTAGACTGAAGTTTGATGCCACAGCAGTAACCAATACAAATCAAGCCGGTAGTTTATTAGATGGCAGTAGGACAGCAGTGGGTGGAGTATCAATAGCAGTAAATCCCTCTAACGGACACCTTACGGCAGCATGGTCATGTAAGGACACAACATATCCTAATAGTTTCAATATCCGTTCTGCAAAGTCAGTTGACGGTGGTTTAACATGGACAAAACAAGATGGTACAGCAGGAGTTGACCAGATTACGACCGAAAATAGCTCAGGCAGAGATGCGAAAAATCCATGCATTGTTGTAAATAATCTTGGAAGACCAGTTATTTTAAGGACATTAGAAGTTCCGGCATCTATTTATTTAGTTTATTGTGAATATTATAATGGTTCAACATGGCTACGTTCTGAAGTATATAATCCATATTCAAATTACGCTCAATCTAATCCAGATGCAGTAGTATCGCCAGATGGTACTATTCATGTAGTGTGGCATGGAAAAAGTGCTTCATACCCTGGAAATAATAATATTAGATATTCAAAATCAATAGATAACGGTGTCACTTGGAGCGCACCATTAAGATTAACTTCATCAATATCAGAAGGTGACCAAGAGTATGCCACTATTAATTGTAATAAAAATAATGAGATATACATATTATGGGATGGTTTAAATACACGGGTGTCTTCTACTTATAGGCAGATATTGAAGATTGTTTATAGTGGAAGCTGGGGAAGTATAATTACATTAACTAATAATATCACAAATCACTCACGTTATCCTTCAACCTGTTCTAACTATACAGACTTCACAGACCCATTATGTATATATCAGGATAATCAAGCAGGAGCAGTTAAGTTCAGAGGCGTTTGGAATGAATAAGGAGGCGATAACATGCAATATGCAAAAGTAGAAAATGGTCAAGTAGTAAGCACAAACTTACCGAAGGTCGGTAAGCTAAGAGATGGTAGTAGCGTATCGGGGTATGACTTGCTTGGGGAAGAAGTTTTAAAAAGTGAGGGTTGGTTGCCTTTAGAGGAAAATATACCGACTTACAACAATGAAACGCAATATCTACAGCATAACGGTTATGCGATTGAAGTTAATAGGGTTGTATCTAACTATATAGTTGTAGATATTCCTATCCCAGAGCCACAGCCATATATGCCTACGATTGAGGAAAAGTTGGAACAGCAAGTAGCAGACCTTAACATTGCAATGGCGGCTATAATGGGAGGTGTTTTATAATGCCAACATGGAAGAAAAATATATTTGTAAATGCTATTAGAGCGAGAATAGTACAGGAAAGCCGCACAGCAGAGGATATTATTACAGAGTATACGGCCTTGACCGAAGCCGAAAAGACAGAAATCTTGGCAGCTATTTAAGGAGGTTAATATGAATAAAACACTTGGCGCAATACCAAGCCCCTTAGATATAAGAGATATTGGTATAATGGCGTATGCTACAGTTTTAAGTGATTTTGGGCGCAGTTTTGATATTGTGCCCGAACATCTTATGTATGAAAAGAATCAAGAAAACATACCTTCATGTGTTGGACATGTTGCCTCATACGATAAAGACATAACAGAATATCTCCAAACAAGAAAAATGGAGAACCATTCACCTGGCTTCATCTATGCAAATAGAAAAGATACCGTCACTGAGTTGTTAGGAAATGAAGGAATGGTGCCTCGTGATGCCGCCAAGAAAATTGTTCGTGACGGAGCTGTGTTGTATGAAGATTTTCCTTACAATGATTTTTATAAAAATCTGAAAGACAAAATAACACCTGAATTGTTGAAAAAGGCATATCCTCGCAGAGCATCAGCATTTTATTATGTCACGAATGAATTTGAAGTTAAGACAGCGCTTACTAATGGACATGCTGTTTGGACAATGGTGCCGATTTACGCTTCGTTTTACAAACCAAATGCTAAAGGTCTTGTGCCAATCCCAAACAAAAATAAAGAACGTTTTGATGGATACCATGAGATACTTATTACCGGTTGGCGAGAAGAAGGATATAGGTTTATCAATTCGTGGGGCAACGAGTGGGGCGACAATAAGTTTGGTATTCTTCCGTATGATTATCCAATTCAAGAAATGATGGTTATTACAGACGAAGTAAATAGATTTAGTGAGGAGGTAAAACAAATGTATAAAGATGGTGAAATGATAGCTCCATGGGCTGCAGAGGCCGTTGCAGAACTTAATAAATTGGGATTAATGTCTGGTGATGGTGTGAATTTCAGACCACTTGATAATATTACAAGACAGGAAGCTGCTGTTCTTATATACAGATTATACGAGAAACTTAAAGTGTAATTTTCCACTCACTCATTTGCTATGTATTCCAATTTACTCAATTGTGTGATACAATTGTAAGAGGTGGTGATATTGAACATATTAATTGCTATCGATGACGGACACGGTATGACCACTCCCGGAAAACGCACTCCATTCTTTCCAAATTCTACACGATTCATGCACGAAAACGAGTTTAATAAAATCGTTGCTCAGTATTTAAAAGAAAATCTTGAACGTTGTGGATTCAAAACACTTATGGTCGCTCCGGGTGATGATGATGTACCACTAAAAACACGCACAGACAGAGCTAATCATGCAAACGCAGCTATATACATTTCTATTCACGCTAATGCGCTAAATGGAATTTGGGGAAGGCAACAAGGCATTAGCACACATCATTTTCCAAAAAGTGTGTCAGGTAGAAAGCTTGCTGAAACAATTCATAAATACATGATTCAAGGCACACAGCAAAAGAATCGTGGCATAAAAGAAGATAACTTCCACGTGTTGAGAGAAACCAACATGCCCGCTGTCCTTGTAGAATGTGCGTTTATGGATAATTTAAGAGAGGCTGGTCTGTTACTTACAGACGAATTTAGACGCGAATGCGCCGATGAAATGTGTAAAGGTATATGTGAATATTTTGGTGTTAAATATATTCCAGAAATGACGTTTGTAAACGCATTAGATATTGTTTCTATATTTGCAAATATAGATAAAAGTTATTGGACTAATAAGCGTGATATTGATAAATATTTTCCAAATTTAATTATTAAGATAGCAAAAGCAATTAGCGCTATGAGGTGATATGATGGCAACAACTAGAACGCCAGAACAGGAAGCGGCAAGGAAAAAATTGCTTGATACAGGTAAATATGAAACATATATTAATAGCGCTGGCAATGAAGATATACGGTTAAAACCCAGTTATCAAACCGCAACTGCTACAACACAACAGCCTGCGGTTCAACCGGTTGCTACAAAATCTACAACAGATATGTTGCTTGAATCGCTAATTGGCAAGTTGACACAGCAAAATCAAAACAAAGTTGATTTTAACAATTATCTTTCAAATTGGAAACCGGATATGTCACAGCAACAGTATGTTGACACTGCTGTAAACGCCGCTACTGCCGCTCAGAACACTGCATATGATAATAGCGTTGCAGCTATACGTCAAAGAGTTGCCAATATATTGTCTGGTTTAAACACACAAATGGCTTCATTGCCTGAGAAGTACAGAGGCGCTTATGAGCAGAATAATCAGAACGCTTATGACCAAGCAGAAGCAATAAAGCAAATTATGGCTCGTAGAGGCTTGTTAACATCGGGTGTTGATGTAGGTAATCAGAAGCAAACTCAGAACACTTATAATGCTGCCGAACAAGGTATTACTGCGCAGATGAACGCAGATAAAACTGATTTGATGAACCAGATCAATCAGGCTAACACTAATGCCGAAATGGACATTAGCGCTGCTGAACAGGCACGTCAAAATGCAATAGCAGAAGCTCAGTCGCAGGCGGTTAGAGAATACATTGATTATGTCAATAGTCAGAAACAGTTTGCCGCCGATAACTATTGGAGAGGCGCTGAATACGATCTGAATTCACAGAAAATATACAATGATTTGTTAGGTATGGCTGCTAATTACTCGTTGGGTCGTCAGGAATTAAGTGAAGATGCACGTCAGTTTAACGAATCGTTAAGAGAAAACGCTCGTCAGTTTGCTGAAAGTCAGGGACTTGAATATGATAGATTGTCACAGCAAGATAAGCAATTCTATGATAATTTAGCACAGGAACAGAAGCAGTTTGAAAGTAAGATGGAGCAGGATTCAAAACAATTTGCTGCATCAATGGGGTATAACTACGCACGGCTTAAAGAAGATGGTAGACAATTTGATGCGCGTTTGGGTTACGATACGGAAGCGTTGGCACAAGAATTTCAACTTGCTACTGCGCAAATGACAAACTCCCTTGCTATAGCACGTCTTGGCAACGGATATAAAGAAGACGGCAGTGGATTAAGTGAGAAATGGAACGAAGAATATAAAATGTGGAAAGCCGATTATGAACTTGAATTAAAGAGCTTTGACACAAGCAAACAAGCATATTACACGCAAGAAGCTGATCGTGTAAGCTCTGGTGTTGCTTCTTTAATGGGTCAATTTGAAGCAGCTCTAAAAAATAAAAACGACACCGCTAGTGCAGGAAGAATTGGAAATCAAATTGTTTCATTGATTAAGACATCTGGTATGCCAGAATCGGCAAAAATAGAGTATTACAAGACGATTATTAACGCGGCAAATTCAGCAGGTGTTAAAATTCGTATGCCCTTAACGATGTCTGAAATGAATCGCTTTAAAGATTAATTTTACTTTGTTTTAAATGTAATAATAAGTGCGCCGGCAACAAGTGTTAGTACGAAGGCCTGTACAAGTATTCTTCCAATGCTAATAAAGGCTATATCCCATACAAAGTAGTATCCATAACGATCTGCTGCCGGTACAATTATTAAAGATAACACAAGCAATGCACAATATACAATTGCGATAATTTTTTGAATTTTATTCACATTATTCACCCCTTATAACAAATTATAACACAGAGGTTATTACATGGGCAAATATTTTAACGCAGCTCGATATGCAAGTAGATATTTTAACTCCCCTTCAAAATCAACATATGGTATTAAACAGCGTAACCAAACAGTTCAAGAGAAAATTTATGACCTTGAAAATACACTTGAATCGTCTGGTGTTGATGTTCCCGAAAAAGTTAAGCGCTCTCCGCTTGACCGTATTTTGAATGCAATAAATTTCGGCAACTACGTTTCAATGGGCGCTTTGACAAATGATATGAAATACCGTAACGAAACGTTTGATGAATGGGCGAGTAATTCAAAGCTGCCAAGAGAAGTTTTGAAAGCAATTGACGCAATCAGTAGTGTTACTGGTGTTGTTCAAAACGCAGCAGCTCCTTTGTCGCCTTTAACCGCTGCAAGAAACATGATAAGCACTCGTGAAAGAGAAGCGTGGCAAGCAGCTCAAGAAGGTATCAAGGAAGGTCTTAAAGGCGCTAATCCGTTCGGGAAAGCGTATACGGAAGGGCGCATGACCGCTGATAATTGGTTTGATGAATTGGGTTGGAAAAACAATCCTGACACTGTTGATGTTGGGCGTGGCATATTAACATTCGCTGCTGATATAATAACTGATCCAACAACATATATTACGTTTGGAGCTGGTGGTCTTGTACGTGGTACTGGTAAAACTGTCGCAGGAAAAACTGTAGATAAAGCAATTAAAGAAACTGGTGAAGCTACAGCAGAACAATTGGCAAAGTTATCGGCTCGTGAGTTGTCACAAAAAACTATAAACGAAACATTTGAAAAGTTAGGGACACAAGGTGTTATAGATAAACTTGCCGAAAAAGGTGTTAAAATTAGCGCTGATGATGTACCAGAGCTTATTGCAAAGGTTAAGCGTGATTCGAAAGCGTTCTTAAATCCAACAGGGCAATCGTCGTTTGGTAAAACTGTAGACGCAGCTCTTAGAGATATTGGCGACAAAACTATTGCACCATATGTTAACACAGCTATAGACAAATTAGCTAAATCAAAGCCCGGAAGATATTTCGGCAAGATAGCCGATAAAATCGGTGATAAGTTTGGTGGTATGTCGCGTATGGCGTCAAAAATGGCAAAAGAAGATCCGATCGGATACGCTCAATTATACGAAGGCGGTATTAAGTATGTTAATAACGCATTTTTAGCGTACAATAAATTACAATCCGATTTTCAAACGAGTGTCTTAGAAAAGTTTAGTGATATTCCAGTAGAGCTGAGAAAGGATATGACCAACCTTATTGAAACTCCTGGAACTATTAAACGTATTGAAAAGCTTGTTCATTCACATGATGTAACAAGGTTATCTGATGAAGCTATCAGTTTAACAAAAGTGTATGATAAACACAAGAAAGAACTTGACGATCTCATTGATTCATTCTCAAAAGTAAAGACACATACAAAGGAACTTGAGGCGCTCAAACTATATAAAGAGACAATGGAAAACATCAGTGCTGTTGCCTCTAATAAGTATGATGATTTGCTTGATGCTACATCAAGTTTAAAAACTGTATTCAATGATAAGAGTGAATTGACAGCGTTTTTAAACGATGCAAAACATGATAGCATTGAGACACTTGAAAAGAAGTTGAAGGATATGGGTGTTTCCGATCCGACAATGGCGGCGTTTGAAACCAGAGCCATGCTTGATAAAGGTCTTGAGAGTTTTGATGCAAGGTCTAAGAAATATTATGTTGGTCGTAAGACGCTCAAACAGCCTGTTTCAATGGATGCTGGACGTCCATATACTCAAACCGCAATGGAAGGTTTTGATGAAATTTCACTTGATGATGCTACAAAATCTTGGGTTAAAAAATACGAAGAATATCGCAACAAAGTATATGCAAAAGTAAACGATCCGTCTAATTACGATTCATCTATACCAATTCCAACCGAGAAAGATGTTCAAGAGCATTTTATGAAGCGGTATGGGGATAAAATGTCTCAGGACGATTATCTCAAAGTGCAAATGATGTTTGATGACGCTCGTAAAGTTGATGCGTATAACATACAATTAAAGAAGGATGAAGTAAGAAAAAGACTTGATAAACGTGCAAAAGACGATGAAATTAAAAAGGTTCGTTCAGATAAAATTAACTACATTCTCGATCAGTATGACACAACATTACCTAACACAGCTAACTCTGTTGTTCGCGAGGATAGTCGTGCAAAGTGGCAAAGCGTTCTGAGTAAAATGTCTGATTCAGACCTTGAGTTCAGATACCAAAACGCATTGAGATATGAAAAACACCTTGCAAGTAAACCTGTTAATAAACACGACGAACTTGCAAAGAGTATTGCTGAACATATTGCCCGTGCGTCCAGAGCAACGCAATCAAGACAAAATATGCGTTCCTATAAGGACGTCTATGCTTTGATGTCTGGAAAGTCTTATGATGAACTTTTAGTTATTCAAAAACAACTTCAAAATGAAAATAAATATTTCAATTTCAGAGACATTGACGCATTGGTTGACAGTGGCAAAGCAAGAAATATGGCAGACGTTATAGAGACAGAACGTTACAATAAAAACGCTAAAGCATACGCCGGCCTTGATGAAGACGCTATTATAGCTGATACATATTTAGATAAGCGCAAAATAACAGCGGATACACATCCACAGGTTGTTGACGCATATCCAGAATTGGACGGTATGTTAATCGAAGAATTAACAGACGAAGACATTGCGAAAATTACATCTATTGAAGGCACTTCTCCTTTCACTGATGCGTCTAAATCTATTGATAAAAACTATTTTAAAAATAGAAGTCAAGTTAATAAAATAGACGACGCATTTGATGGTTCTACAGCTGAGTATGATGTCTTTAACATTGACGGTATGGAAGTGTTTGCACCAGTTAATGAACGTACTGACGCCACTGTTTCCGCTATAATTGAAGGCGCTCAAAATCTTGTAAAAGATAGCGGCAATAATAAGCAGCTTGCCCGTTTGTTAAGCACAATGCAGATTTACTTATCTGATATAGATGGCGCTGCAGAAGCTATTACCGGAAATTCAAAAATTATATTTGGTAAAAACATTAACAACATAGCTGATTACGACAAATATGTTTCAGATGTAATAATGAAGCATGAAGTTGGTCACGAGTTTGGACAGCAATTACGCGGATTATTGTTTAGAAAAGGTGAGCTGGCAGATTGGGCAAAAGCTATAAGAATGGATGGAAATGAATTGTTCAAGGGCGGAAGTGTTTTTGAAAAGAACAAAATCAATTTTAAGCTCATGCACGAAGATTTGGCTGAATCGTTTAGAATGTTTTTGACAAATCCGAAGGCGTTTAAGATTGAATATCCACACCGCTATGCAAAACTTCAACAGGGTTTACTTGATTTGAAAGTGCCTAGTGACAAAATTAATAAAGCTTTAGATGTTTCCGATGTCAAGGTGCAACAAAGCGCACATCTTATATTGGAAAACACTAGATTAAATTTAGAAGCGCAAAAACAGGCACATCTTAATAAGATAGCTCGTTCCAATATGTCTCTTGAAGATATTACAAATGAAGCTGCTAAGATAGAAAAGTTACAGCGTGGTAATTATCTTAACAAGGATTTTGCCGATGTTTTCAATGCTATGAATCCAGACAAGCCCTTGTTTACAACAGAGCAGAAGATGGAAAAATTAATTACCGGCGAGATTGATGTTGAGAATGAAGTCGTTCAGCGTATATTGGCAAATCGTACACCGGATGAACAAAAGAAAATTCTTGACGCTCTCAACTTCTATGAAGACACAATGAATAAGATTTACGATAGAGAAGTTGCGGCCGGGTATTTAGTGCCAAAATACAACGAACAGGGTGAAGATATTCGTAGGATTCTCAACTACGCTCCTCACCAATATCGTAACAGTAATTTACCGCCTGTTGAAAAAGTAACACCTTCTGGCGCTTATGTTAAATATAATCAATTCAATGAAGAACGTTTGATATCTGATAACATACTTCAACACAATCAAAAAGTGTATGAAAAATATGGAATAAAAGATTATGCAGAATTAATGACGTCGCATAATGAAGGCACAATTTCCAACGAAACATTTGATGTCATCATGGGTGAATTATGGGAAGATGATGTATCTGAATTGTTAATGATGCGTGGTCTTAAATCCAATCAATTATTGTACACTAAAGAGTTTGTAAATCACATTACTGAAAACTTTGGTACTGTGTATAAAGATATATCTGACGTCCCCACTGGCGCTAAACTACACGCTTCAAGCGAAGACATATACAACATCATAAAGTCACAAGTAGAAATAGAACGTTTTAATGACAATTTATATAATATACTTGTAGACGATGCTCGCTTTAACGGTGAACCATTAACACCGGAGCTTGATAAAGAATTGAGAGAGTATGCTACCAGCATTGTTGTTGACGAAGAAAAACTCACCAAAATTGTTGAAGATTTAGGATTATCAAAAAAATATATTGAAGCGTTTTCTGGATCAAAAAGGTTTGAAGAAGCGTTTAGAAAGTTGCAGCCAATTACGCCTATATCTGAAAAGGCGTTTGCAAATCTTAAAAATTTCGATATGCGTTTTACAGCGTTCAGCGCTCCTGATTTGCTTATCGCTAAATTAAATAAAGCAGGTATGATGCAGCTTGACAATCAAAAAGGTATGTTCTTGACTGTGTTTGACAAAGCACAAAGACTATGGAAGATTAACGCTACAAGTGCAAACATAGGGTTTGGAATGCGCAATATGACATCAAACCAGTTCCAGCAATTTCTTAACATGGGTGTGCAAGTATTAAACCCTGTTGAACAAGCTAACGCAGCTCGCATGGTTGCAGGTAAATTTGATGATAACCGCAGAATACTTGTTAATGGTATTGAATACACTGAGCGCGAAATAATTGAAAAAGCTAAAGTGCTAGGCGTCCTTGATGGTGGCGTTGTTTCACACATGACAAAGGAAGAAGGCATTGTTCCTTACCTTAGTAGGTTGGCTCAGTCAAACAACAAAACTGGCGAATTGAAAACTAAAGCTACAGACATACTCAGACAACTTGGCGAAACAAAAGATGCTTTAAAAACGCTTGGTACAAATAACAAAACAAGAGGCATAAAAGCTTTAAAAGATATCGGCAGAGCTGTTAATCCACTTGACGCTAACAACAATATTATGTATAAGGCCGGTGGAGCGCTCAACAGTTTCTTTGAAAATCAATCGCGTCTTAACTTGTTCCTTACAAATTTGAGACAAGGTGTTGGTTTTGAAGAAGCTGCAGACAACGTTACTAAATTCCTATTTGATTATAGTGATTTGTCTGAATTTGAAGAACAGGTTTTGAAGCGCATTATTCCATTTTATACATGGATGCGTAAAAACGTTCCGTTGCAGGTTGAGCAATTGTTCAACAATCCTAGTGCGTATGCAACATACACAAAAGTTAAAAATAACATTGACAGAATGACACCGGAAAGCGAACGTCTTGAAGCGTCACAAAAAAATCAGTTTGCGCAAGATTGGATACAGTTACCGTTTGACACCATTGCAAAGGACGGATCTTCACAACCGACATTTTTCAACCCCGGACTTCCTCTAAACGATTTAGACAAATTGAGTGTATCAGATGTTGGACGTAATATATTTACATCCCTTACTCCGTTCATTAAATTACCAATGGAAATCATAATGAACAAGAATATGTACTTTGATAACGACATATCAAAAGGTATTGGCGACACTGATGATGCTCCTGGATATCTACAGAGACTTCTTGGTGGTACAAAGGATGAACCAGCTCAAATGAATCCATATGTACGTTACATTTTAAAGAACATAGGATCGTTAGAAAACTTATCAAAAGTCATGATGGCGTCTGGACAAACTCGTGAAGGTCAACCGGTTTCCGACAAAGCGCTTGCATTGTTAAAGTGGATCGGCGGATTGTCTGGATATTCATATGACGTTGAAAAGTACACTAAATGGTCTGATAGAGATAGATTAAAAGAACTGCGTGACATTGCAAGAAAATACGGATTGATTGAGTAATTACACGAGGTGGTAACATGGCTTACAATGAGCAGGTATGTACAGAAAGACACGACAGAATTGATGCAAGGTTGGAATGCGTAGAGGCTGATGTTGAAGTGTTAAAGAAATCAGATGCGATTAATAGCACAGAGATTAAAAATTTGTGTAAGAATCTTAGCAATTTAACAGGCGCTATATGGGGATTAGTTGTAGCGGTCATTGGCGCACTTGGAGGGTTCTTCGTGTGGTTTATTCAAAACAAGTAAATAACATTAAAAAATTATCATTTTCCGATAATAAAATTTTTATGTCTTGACTTTTCTAATGTACTATTTGTATAATGGTGTTAAGAGAAGTTCAACCTTAAAGGTTGATATTACTTGATTCGCAAGAATCAAGTGCCTTGCGAAGCAAGGTAAGTGTTAATAACGTTTAAGGATAAGTGTATTCAAACATCTTTTCTATGTATGGCTAAAAGCCAGATGTTACCAATCACTAATTCATTCCTTATGAATCGATCTTTTATAAAACGTATTTTGCGCGATTATTCCGCGCGGAGGTAAATTATGGTAAATCAAAACAGATTTATGAGTAAAGCAGCTTGGGTAGCTGTAGCTGCACTTATAGGCTTTATACTTGGTAATTATGGCCTATATGACGCCATAGGCTTGACAAATGATACGTATCAGACACTTGTTGATTTGATATTGGCAGTTCTGAGTGCGTTTGGTATCTTCAACAACCCGACATCAAAGAACACATTCTAATTATAATAAACAAAAAAAAGGACGCTTTTTACGGCGTCCTTTCTTATTTATACTGCTCCTCATAATAAAATTCCAACTCCAATCGCGGATTTTCACGATCTATTTCAAACGGTTCAACATGAGGAAGTACATACCTGTCATTTACATACAATCCACCGTTTTCTATTGCGTCGAATAACAATTTGAAAGTGTTGTGAGTGTCACGATTACGACCATCAGGAAAGTAATATTTCATGTTGCACCGTATCATTGTGTGTTCTTCAAACTGTTTGAATTTCAGTTTTTTCATTAGTTTTTTAGTTTGTTCTGTGAGTGCATTACAATAATTTACAGCTTTCGTTGATCTTATACGTTTCCCACCACGATACCAATAACAATGATTTATAGATGGTGGAATTGGTATAGAAATTCTGAATTTTTTCAGAAGTATCACTCCGACGTATATTAGCGTCATTTTAGAATTTGAACGTATAATGATCGTCGTTTTGGCAATCCATATAACCAATTGCGTATGCAGTACACGTCCATGCAAATATAAGTAATATGACTGCAAAAATTATAATAACATCTTTTAACATTTTAATACCCCCTCTGATTGGCAATCTGCCATTTTGTTGATAATCCATCACACATTCCACGCTTTGCAAGAACACAAAAATTGTCGCAGAAATGTTGGTTGGAAGTGTTTAGTGGAAAACTATCATGCTTAATTTTATTGTAAATTTCAATCATCTTTCCGATGCGTTCGTTTATACTGAACGAATATGTTCCGCCGCGTCGAACATTGCATACATATATATCATCTGTGACGCGCTCAAATATTCGTTGTTGAATAGTCCCTGTTTTATCTTTGTGCTGAGGAAAGCGTAATCGTAAGCTCTTTGGCGGCTTGCCGTATACTTCTCGTATAGCTAATGCGTAGATTGGCAATTGGAAGTTGTGTCGCAACATGTCTGATGAATAAACTTTTCCTGTTTTATAATCTTCTACCTCCCATTCACTTGAATCGTCACCAGTTCCGTTTATGCGATCTATAGTTGCTCTGATAGGAATGTCTATGCCTGGCACTTCAAAGAAATGTTCCTTCTCCGTATGAAGCGGTACAGGACGTTCTATTTCTTCAACAAACCAGTTGTTCATTGTGATTAAACCACGTTGCCTGAAATCATTCATATCAGGCATAGAATCGAACAATTTAACGTTTATTGCATCAAATCCTTTGTCATATTCGTCTTCTATTGCTCTGCGCTTTTCAAGATTTAGAGGACGTATTTTACTGTATTTGTCAAACAAAGAGTGAAGTAGTGTACCAAGAGCACTATATTTATTCTCTCTTTCAGCTTCAGTAAATGTGTTTAACACATGTTCGTGTTTAAAAGCGTATGGGCACTTTTCATATGCTTCAAACATAGTGGCACTTATGTACTCCATTTTGATTGTTTTCAACTCATAACATTCGTCACATAAATACTTTTGTGTTATAGCACATGAATCGCATAAAAACTTACCGCACTTTACACATTGAAAAGCACATTCTTTGTGCATTGAAGCACCACATTTAGAACATGGAACAATAAAACGTCCGGTTACAGTTGGATTGATAGGAGAATCGCAATTTGCGCATATCATTAATTATCACCCCATCTGTAGTCTAAAATGAATTGATATTCATTTTTGTTAGTTTCTGAAATAGTCGTTATCTCCATGTTTGGGAAAGTGTTTTTAATGTAGTTTACTAGCATATCAAATGTAACATCTGTCATAACTCCGATAATTTGTTTAAGTGTTGGCATAATTAAACCCTCCCTTTATACTTGAGCTTGTTTATTATTTGCTCATTGGTTAAAAAATCTGGATCAACCATTACTTCGCCCATTCCGACTTCACATGTTGTAACGTTGTACTTTTTGTAGAATTTAACTGCGTCACTCTTTTCAAGAGCACATTCTCCCGCTATTTTGCTTATTCCCCTGTGTCTTTGCTTGAATTTGCAATCAAATTCTGTGCATAAAATAATATTGCTTCTTCTAACTCTTGCATCATTAGGCATGTAGTGAAGCACCTCCTACGCTATCTGCGTAATCTTATTTGTTCTTATTTTTGTATCGTTGTCTTTGAAACCTTCTATCATTAAGAAGCTGCCAACTTGAAGTATACTTTCATATTCTGCATATTGCTTTGCAAATACTATTACATCAACATTTCCATATTCTGTAGTAACAGTTACAAATGCCATTTTTCTTTTATTTTTGTCCGTGATTGCTTTAATTTTTGTTACTTCTCCGCCAATGCAGGCATATTTATCTGTACCAAACGATTCAAGCGGCTTGAATGAATATTGTGAGAACGGCGATTGTGTAAGATATAAGCCTAACACTTCTTTTTCCATTGCTGCAACGTCCTTGTTATTAAAGCTTAGAATGAGTGATTTGTATTCATGTGCTTTTTCACGATCAGCTTTAATTTTTCTTCCTTCATAATAACTTGTAAGCAATCTATATCTGTTTCTTTCAAATGTATCAAAAGCGCCGGCTTTTATAAGGTTAGTAATAACAGTTTTATCACATACACTAGAAGAAGCGCGCTCTATAAAATCGTTGAAAGAATTAACAGGCCTGGTATCAAATATTCCTTTAATCGCATTTTCACCAACTCCTTTTATAGTGTTAATTGAAAATCTTATGGCGTTGTTTTCTACCTTGTATGTTTCATTAGATTTATTGATGTCCGGTGGTAGTATTTCAACACCCATTTTTTTGCATTGTATAATACAATCGGCAATTTTTTCGTTGTCAGTACGTCGGAATGTCATTAGTGCCGCCATAAACTCAACAGGATAATAATGTTTAAGCCAAGCAGTTTGATATGCCAAGTCTGCGTACGAGCAGGCATGAGATTTGTTAAAGGAATATCCACCTTCCAACGCCTCGACAATTTCTCTCCACGCTGATTCAATCTGTGTATCGTCAACAATAATACCGACTTTTTTACAGTCACTAGCAAACCGTTGTGCCATTTCTGTATTTTCACCAATTTTTTTCACCTTCCTGAGAGAATCGCCTTGTCCAAGTGTCCAGCCAGCAAGTGTATGAACACGAAGCATAATTTGTTCTTGATATGTTATTGTGTGATAGGTTTCATCCATATAGTAATTTTCTGCTTCTATACGTTCATATGCCCCACCATTCTTACGTCTGTAGTATTCATCTGGATTACCTGTTCCTGGACGTATTAAAGCATTGAGAGCGATGATGTCTGCAAAACATCTTGGCTGCATCTTTTTAACAAAGTCACGTTGTTCTTCAAGTTGGAATACGCCAAATACATCACCATTACACAGGTCGTCATATATAACTGGATCGTCACGTTTGATTGTGTTAAAATCTATAACTGTTCCAGTATTCTCTCTAATGTTGTTTATACAATCATCAATAACGTTAAGTGTAGTGAGCTTCAATATATCAAACTTATACAGTCCAAGCTCCTCTAACATGTATTTATCAAAGCCAGCTATTAAAATGCCGTCTTCATACAATGCCGGGACAAAGTTTGATATAGCACTTGGTGTAATTAATACACCTGCGGCATGTGTTGATATGTGGTCGATTGTACCTTCAAGACGATACATAGCGTCCCATAAGTCAGGATACTTTTCTTTGAATTGCATAAATATTCCTGACGCTTCGCAATCCTTCAATGTTAAATTTAACTTCTTTGGCAATGATTTGTTAATGAGATTTATAGATGTCATGTCAAAGCCATGTATTGACATTACTTTGCGAATAACCGCTCTGGCTGTAAGTGTACCGAACGCTATTATTTTAGAAATATTTCTATTACCCCAACGCTCAGACAAATAGTTAATCACAGCGTCTTGATCGCTAAAATCAACGTCGAAATCTGGTGAAGTGAAGCGTTCGGGGTTTAAAAAACGTTCAAAGAGCAATCCGTGTTCAATCGGATTGATCGACGTCATTCCGGTGAGGAAAGCAGCAAAGCTGCCAACACCAGAGCCACGACCACCTCCAACCACGATGCCATTTGACTTGGCCCAATTAATATAATCACTAACAATAAGGTAATAACCGCTATACCCCTTGTCTTCGATGATTTGTAATTCGTAGTTGGTTCTGTCGAGTTCTTTTTTACTTTTTCCATGTATTCGTTCCTTCCATCCTTTATTAATTAATTGTCGCAATGCCACTTTTTCATCATCTGAATACTTTGGTAAAGCGTTTTCTGCTTTTGGTAATTCAAATTCAAATTGACACTTTTCAGCAATTTCATTAGTGTTATCTAATGCAATTCTTATGTCGTCCTGAGACACACCAACTACGTTTTGTTTCATTTCGTCTTCACTTTTTAACCAGAAGTCATTAGATGAAAATTTAAAACGTTTTGGGTTAGACATTTTGCTTTGTGTCTGCATACATAACAACATTTCATGAACTTTGGCATCACTCTTTAAAATGTAGTGAGTATCGCATGTTAAAATTGTTTTAATCTTGTACAATTTTGATAGCGCTATAAGTTCCTTGTTGACTATTGATTGATCTTCTAACGTATTGCTATGCAGCTCAAGATAAAAGTCATCGCCGAATTGCACTTTTAGTATTTCAAGTGTTGAATATATTTCCGAATGTTTCTTGTCAAGAATCAAATGTGGAATATGTCCGGCAATACACGCAGTAGTGATGATAATGTCTTCTTTATATTTGAATAAATCATCATATGTTATGATAGGATATTTTTTACCAAACGCTCCGGTTTCAGCTTTACGATATGATAACTCATGAAGCTTATACAAATTTCTTAAACCGGTCATGGATTTTGCATAAGCAATTAAATGCAAACGTTTGTCAATGCCTTCCACACGATGGTAGAACTCAATTCCAAATATGGGCTGCATATCTTGATTTTTACATTCTTTATACAAGTCATATACGCCGCTCATTGTTCCATGATCTGTTATTCCTACTGCCTTGCAACCATATTGTTTTGCTGTGCTAACAAGTTCATCCACTTTACACATTCCATCAAGTGTAGAATAGTGCGTGTGTATATGTAATGGTGTAAACATAGTTGTATCTCCTATAAATAGTATTGTGTTATGTGTTCAATTGCTTCCTTTCTTGTTTTGCAAAACTTTGTTATTGTTTCTTTAATCCAAGGGTGTATAGGTTCAGTTGGAAAACCATATGCGATAATTGGAATATGATTATCGAACGCAACTTGTAATTCAATTGCGGTGCCGATAGAATTTGGAAATGTTAAATCTACAAGTATAAGATCACTTGTCCTGACTTGATATAAATCAAATTCCTTGATTTCTTTGTCTGTTGTGTTTGCATCAATCAGATCAAAGTCGTAATAGTCACAAGGATTAATGATTTTTAAACTTGATATTTGCAATAGTTGACGTTTAACGTCTACGCGCCAACCGTTTCTCTGTTCTTTGGTCAAACCGGTCATAGCGCCGGCTAAATATATTTTAAACATATTGACCTCCGTAAAATAAAATATTTGGAGTGAGGACATGGAACACTCCATGTATTGTTGAACAATAAGCTGCCAGGCAATTATTCAAACTGAGAGGCTTTATTCACCTCTTTTGTGTATTATTTTTATGTCCTTTTAAAATGTTAGTTGTTAATAAGATTTTTCATAATCGAATAGAAATGAATCGTCGTAATAAATACCAGAATCATATGGCTCTTCTTCGTATTCACGATAATTTAATCCATCTTCGCAATGTTTACAATCATGTTGACATTCCATATCCATAGTGTGACAATAGAATGCGTTGTTTCTCATTGTTTTTAGTCCTCCACAACAATGTGTTTATCGGGCAAGTCATATAACTCAGGATGTTCTACTTGCATAAACATTATTGCAAACGCATTCCATACGATTGCAGCTAAATGGTCTTCATCATCCCAACCCGCACTTGCTTTAAAAGCATGACGTAATAAGCTGTTCATACAATTACTACACGGTATACCCTTTTCCCAATTACGGTCAGCGTATTTTTTAGCACCTTTTTCATACCATAACGCCAAGCGTCTGATACCTTCAAACGGTATTAAATCAAAGCGCCCTTTACCATCATGTGGTTCACGAATAGCGCCAGTTGAAAATTCCATGCGTTTACCGTTGTCAACCATTCCTAGAGCAATTGGGTGTATTCCACCAGCATCATAATAGTTTGATTTTTTACTCACATCGCTCCCCTCCGTTACTTTATGACTTCTATCTTCTTTGCTCCTTTTATTCCATGAAGCTGAATTATTGGAAACCCAAGCTCTCTGGCTTGCAAACCTTCTTTTTCTGCATAGCCTTCTTCATAATCAAGTGCGCTGCCACATACCACAAAATTCTGTGTCACTTTAACCACTTTGTTGTTCCTTACGTCAGGAAAGTCAATAATACGATCAGATACAAGTTTTTTGTGGAAATGACCGCAGCAATACACATCAGCATAAGCACGTTGAGCCATCTTTTCACATGTATTAATTGCTGTTTGTGTGGTGGCTCCTGTACCTGTCCCGTGCCAAACATTGACTGTATAGGCTACACCATTCCAAGCATATTTAACTATGCCTGTATAGCCTAGATACGGAATTTTTAATTCTCTGCAAATGTCTAAAAGAAGGTTAATTGATATGTCCTTGATAATACGGTATGTGTGATTTCCAATAACCGCTCCATCGATGAATTGTGCTTTTGGACGTAACAACTCAAGCACATATTCTTTTTGACGCTGTGGTGTCATGTTTGTATCAAACAAACCAGCGCCAATACTTTGTTTTGTGGCACATTCCATCAAATCTCCTGTCAATAAGCCGCGTACATTGTAATCCAACCTGTCAATAAATTCTTTCTTTACAATGTCTTCGCGATAATTGATGTGTCCACTGTGCCAATCACCAGATGGTATGACAGTTAATATGTCATCATTACCATCATAGTTTGCTTTTACAAGCTGCAAACACCTCACTCTCCGGTCTGCTAGACCAAATTAATATATATTTTCTTTGTCTGTAACTTCATATTTCTTTAATAGAATATAACCTTCGTTTGTTGAACAAATCTCTAAAGGGTCACCTTCTCTAATTTTGATTTGTTGACGCATTTCTTTTGGAATAACAACGCGCCCTAAATCATCAATACGCCTTATAATTCCTGTTGGTATAATATCGATTTTCATTAAATCACCCCCTTCTCTTTAAAGCTGTAAAATTTATTATCATCACCCAAAATTACATGATCCAACACATGAATACCAAGCAATTTACCGCATTCATATATTCTTTGTGTTGTAGCAATGTCATCTTGACTTGGCTCCGGATTTCCCGAAGGATGATTATGTAACAAGATGATACTATTCGCATTGTTAACGATAGCACGTTTGAATATTTCTCTTGGGTGTACGAGAGATTGATTCAATGAGCCAACAGACACTTCAAACACACCGGTTATTTTATTTTTAGTGTCCAATGTTAACATTGCAAAAACTTCTTCTGTTCTATCTGCCAAATCAAGTATTTGCATAGCGCAATTTTTAACTTCTACAGGTGTAGTTATAAATTCGTCTTTGACAAATGATGCGCTTTTTTCTTTCACAAGTCTGATACCATATAAACTAATGTTCTTCAATATTCACGTCCTCTCTGTGTTTATTTTCCTGTGCTGCCAAAACCTTTATCTCCCCTTTCTTTGCTCGGTAAATCATCTACGATATTTAACTCTGTTACACAATAAAACGGAACAATAATAAGTTGTCCAATCCTGTCGTATGGATTAATGTGATAAGGTGTATTTGTCTTGTTTGTAATACATACTGCCAGCTCTCCTGTGTACCCTTCATCTATTGTTCCGAGTTCACATGATACACCAAGTTTGTTCATGTTGCTGCGCGGCGTAATAAATCCGACGTGTCCTGGTGGTATGTCAACACATACACCTGTTGGAATTGTTTCTGTTGAAAACTGACTTATTGATAAAAGCTTTGGAATACGAGCTTTGAGATCAATGCCAGCATCATCTTTATACTTTTTGTATGGAACACAATTAGTGTCTAAAACTTTAACATTTAATTTCATTTTGTCGCCTCCATTCATATGTTTTGTAAGTATTGTTAATCGCTTCGTCAATTTGTTGTTTGGTTAACATTCCAGGGTCGTATGAATTTGGTAACCTGGCTATTCTTACATTTGCCTTATCTTGCAGCATTTCTAATGCTGATCGTGTGCCTATTATTCCTGCTGCATCATTATCGTAAGACAGTATTATTTCATGTGTTTGCTTGAGTAGTAAAAATGCTTGTGTGTGTGTCATATGACATCCAAACGTTGCAACTACATTGTCAAATCCGTTTTGCCAATAATTCATGACATCAAACACACCTTCACATACAATAATTGGTTCACTTGAATTAATATTGTCATTGTTAAATAAAATATTGTGAGTTAATAATCCGGTTGGTTGATGCATCCATTTTGCTGGATGTGGTTTAGTTCTGCGCATTGTAACACCAATTAATTGTTTGTTAACATATATCGGTATTATGATACGTTGGTTGGCAATGCAGAACTTTATATTAAAATAATCAAGTGTTTCTTTGTTGAAATGTCGATACGATTTTATTGCACACAGACGTCCAAGCATACTTATGTCAAATAGTTTTGGCGCTACCTCCGTATTTGATTCCACTATACCGCGCATTGTATCAATCCACTCCCGCGTGTCTTGAAGCGCTTTGTCTGTGCGCAATTTAATCGTCATATCAGAAATATCAATGTTAAATATTTCTGCAATTCTAAGAACGGCGCTCTTAAAATCTAAGTGTTCCATTTGCATAACTAGGTCATAAATATCCCCTCCTGCATTACATTTTGTATGGCAAAACCACAATTTATTGTCGGTGTTCATAACAAATGCTGTAGTGTTGTTGCCATTATGAATAGGACAATTACAACGTATTTGATTACCATGTTCAGTTATGTTTTTTACACCGTAATGTTGTAGAAGTTTGATTGGATTAACTAATGAACGTAAATATGTAACAGCATCATTATTCACATACACATACCTCTTTTAAATATCTGGTTCGTAAAAATTACAAGTAGCTTCGTAAGCGTTTTTTGTTCTATACGTCATATCACAACTGCCGTAATATGAATCTGCATATGATCCGAAATAAATACAATCCATGCAGCGCTTTGTATTTTCTTGATGAAAACCAACTTGTTTCTTTGGTTGAACACTATAATACTGATTGTAATAATCAAACAATTGACCTGCTGTAGCAAAATGTCTTGCATTAAGTTCAGGTTTGTCAAGAAATCTAGCTATTGCTTTAATTTGAGAATCGGTTTCTACTGCATTTTTACAATACTTATCTCTTAGTAATTCAATAGGATCTTCAACACCTAGTTTTCCAAGCAACAATGATGTGAAATATCCGGTTCTTCCATGTCCACCGGAACAGAAAATTGCAATAGATTTTCCCTTTTTAATTATACGCAACATCTTTTCAACCATGTAACGCTCAACATCTTCTGGAAGTGTACCGTAATCTTCAATTGGAATGTATATTACGCTTCCACGCCAACCAGTATCCCATATCTCTCCGTCAACAAACGCAAGCGGTACAAGAATATCAACTTTATTTAATAAATTAACATCTATATCAAGTGCTTTTCCAACAAAAATGTTCGGATATATTTCTGTAAATCCTTCGTGACATTTTGCAATTACTTTAACGTTATTTTTTGGTTTGAATACATCTGTAAGTAACTTATGTTTGTTTTTATTTTTTTTCTTACGCTTACCCATTAAGCACACTCCTCTTCTTCGTCGTCATATTCGTAGTAGCGTTCTTCTTCATCTCCATATTCATCTTCATATTCTGATGATGGTAAAAAAATAGGACAAAGAATTTTGTTTCCCCAGTTTACCGGAACGTAACTTAAAATTTTACTTTCAGTTTTATCAGCTCGATTATCTGAATAGTCGATTAATTGTATTTTTGTAAATCCTAAATTTTTCAATCGTTCAACAAATTTAAATATTGTATAACAAAATTTACGTTGAATTATGTCTAATAATGTTTCCGGTGTATAAATAAATTTTGAATCAAGAAAGTCTTTATAATCCCCAACATCACTAATTTTAAATATTTTCGTTTCATATTTGTTTAAATATGGGGATGTATTGTGCGACAATGAAAAGCATGTATCACAGTACAGTATGTCGTTCATATTGTTTCTTTGCGCTGAAATTTTAGAGATCATTTGCCATGGTCTTCCACCAAATGAATGTGACCATGCTCTATCAAATTGTTTTATTCCTGCGTGCAAAATACTGTATGGATCATAGTTTATTGCTTCACTGTAACTTTTGGAACGTTCTCTACACTGTGGTACATCTTGAATGTACACATCACATTGTCTTTGAGCATGACGCATTTCACCAAACACGACCATCGCCGAATAATCAAATAGCATTGTTGAAAGTTTGTTGATGAATTGTCTTTCGTATTCAAGTACATCGTACTCTAATTTTTCTGCTGAGTGCCTTCCAAACTCTGCAGATGACAATAATACTTTTATTGCTTGTAAGGCATAAAATGTTGTAGCGGCGTATATAGCATCTACGGACATATCAACTTATCCCCCGTTTCTTTTTCAATATACAAATAACAATTTTCAATTTCCGGCACGCTGTAACCTTCTATGCGAAAACCTTGTACAATGCCGGTTAGGAATATTAACTTTGTAAGGTTTGGTTTCTTTTTTCGCACTTCTGTTTGCAGCAAGCGATAGTAGTATTGATGAACGTGATTTGCTTCAAACTTTTTTGTTCTTTCTTCATTGTGAAATTTGAGTTTTACTTTATACACTTTTACACCTCGCTTTAATTTCGTATTTCATATTGCGTCAAACGTGGTTTATCGTAAAGAATGTTAAGTTCTATGTCACCAGATTCACCGTGACGCTGATACTTGATAAGCAGTTTTTGATTACCTTTATTCGCACCTTCTGTTGCCAGTTCTGCTTCTGTTTTATTGCGTAAAAATATTAACTTTGTAGCTTTTTGCAATATTCCAATTGAACCACCAATGTTTCTTGCGTCTTTCTCAGTAGCACCATAGCCAATTCTATTTTCTTGTGCCGCTGTGTACACAGGAATTTGTAGTATACCACCCATGTCTTTTAATCCAACTGCCAGATTCGTCAAAATCATGTCATCACGCAATTGTCTGTTTTGAGCAAGCAGTGTTGGATTGAAATTAATATAGTCAAAAAACACAGCAACAATTCCGTGTTGTAAATGAAATTGACGTGTTAATGCTTGAATTTTTTCAAGTGTAAAATCGGGCATATAAACATGATAGAAATTGGATTGTTTAAGAAGATCGACGGCACTTTTCATGCTATACATTTTCTGCTTAGCTGTACCATATCCTGTGTCTTGTGTATACATACCAGTAATAATTTCATCTTCTGGTACTTGCGAAATGATTGACACCAAACGTGATTCTTGTTCTTCTTTTGTCTGCTCCGAATCAATCCATAATATCGGAAGACCACAATCTACTGAAATGTGTTTAGCCCAATTCAGAAGTGTTACAGATTTTCCTGTTTTACTTTCGGCACATACAATTATGAGATCGCCAGGTTGCCCTCCTTTTGTAATTCTATCAAATTGATTCCATCCTGTTGGCAATCCTGGTACTTCGGTAATGTTGTTTGCAGCGTCGTTTAAACGAGCTTCAAGTTCATCGCCCATTTTGTATACATTCAATTTTTTGTGACTATTAAGCGATAAATCAGTGATTTTTTGATTAACAGTACCGAACAATGTATCTATATCTGTTGTGTTTGATTCGATAACATACTGTTGCAATTCATCACATGTGTTGTATAGAGAACGTCTTACAGAACATGATATAATTTCTTGACAAAACATTCTTATGTTATCTGTTGTAGGTGATTGTTGTAGAAGCATTAAATATTCTAACCCACCAATGTTTTCTATAGCTTGTTTTGCTTTATTGTCTTTTACAATATTTAGTATTGATATTGCATCAATTTTCATGTTGTTTGAGAACAAATACATGATGGCGCTATAGATTACACTGTTTGCTTCTACTGCGAAATGTTTAGGGAACAACCCTTCGTTTTCACATTCAATAATAGTGTTTGGAGCAGCAATGCAGTTTGATAAAACTACTCGTTCTGCTCCTGGATTTGCAATAACTTCTTTAATATTAAATTCTTTATTCACACCGCTCCCCTCTAAAATAAATTTGTTGTAAATTCATCACCAATACGTTTATCGATGTTGGCAATGTTGTATTGAATGCGATTTGTTTCTGCGCTGCTCATATCACTTGGCAATCGATCTATTAATTTGTTGCGTACCTCCTTCGCTTTAATTTTTATTAATACATCCTCTATTACATAGGATAGATATCCTAATGATTTGAGGCCGTCTTTAGGAGGATGTTCAACAAGTTCATTGATAACATGGATGATTTCTTCCGGTTTAAAACCAGCTTTCAACAATGATTTAGCTTGTCCTATTGTTTGTTTCATTGTTGCTGATGTTGCTCGTTTGCCAGTTGCGGCAAAAAAGTATTGAGCAACCCGTACAGCAAGTTTGTTAAAATCCATTATTACGCCTCCTTTTCGTTAATTGGTATGAAAAATCCGTATATCGGACGTTTAAAATATTCACAGTATGCTTTACATTCATTGAGTAACCAAGGACATTTACCATTTTTTTTCAGAGAATACGTTGATGGGGACATTGCACCGATTTTTGCCATTTCCACATTGTTTAAATCATGTTTCGCTACTTCCGCATTGAGTTCGTAGTAGAAAATAGGTTTTTTTGCTCGTCGCGTTTTCATTTCCGTCATCTCTCTCTTTTCTTAAAAGTTATTCAATTGAATGATTTTATTATAGTAATGTTTATATTTTATGTCAATGCTTATATGAAAATTTCATTCATTTGATTAAAAATACTTGCAATTCGTTTGAATATGTATATAATAATATTCGAGAAAGGTGGTAACAAAATTATGGCGGTTAAAAAAAATAATGAAATTGCAAGCCGTATTCGTGAAGCACGCAAAAAATTAGGTATTACACAGAGCGAACTTGCAAAAGCAATTGGCACTCATACAAATGTTATATGGCAATATGAAAACGCTAAACGCATTCCAACGTTAGAAAACGGTAATCAAATAGCAAAGGTACTACAAATTGATCTCAATTATTTGCTTGGTATTAATCACTCAAATGAATACAAACACAATCAACTATCTGTTGACGAACTCATTATCGAAGTGCGCAAATTATTTAAAGACAAAAATATTACACAAAACGACAAGGAGCAATTTTATTTAGTCGTTGTAAAAGAGTATTTAAAAATTAAGTCTATGAAAGGGGAATAACAATGACTGGTCACATAACTTACAAAAATAAAAAACTTGTTGCCATTATTACACTTCCAAAAGACATAACTACTGGCAAATATCCACAAAAACTTATGACAGCCAAGCCATACGAAACCGCAAAAGATTTAGAAATACGCATGAATCGTTTTATTGACCAAATGGAATCAAAAAACATGAAGAATTTAAAGCGAATTACGTTTGGTAACTTTATGTTACAATGGCTTGATAAACATGCTTCAAACATAGCGCCAACAACACTTGATGGATATAGAAGTTATATTAATAATCGCATTGTTCCTGCGCTTGGTGATAAACTGTTAAATGAATTATTACCAGGCGATATTGAAGACTTTTATACTGCATTAGCAAAGCAATGTAAACGTAGAACAATAATACAAATACACAGCATCATCAGTAAAGCTATGAAATACGCTAATAAGAATAAAATGCTGCTTGACAATCCAATGCAGTATGTTGATCTTCCAAAGCAAGAAGCAAAATACATTCCAAACATATATGATGAATCTGAGTATAAGAAACTACTCGACATAGTTAAAGGAACAATGGATGAAATATATGTTGTGTTAGCGGGCGGCGTTGGTTTGCGCCTTAGTGAAATACATGGCTTGCAATGGTCTGATGTTGATTTTGAAAACAAAACATTAACAATACAACGTTCTATTGTGCGTACATCGCAAGGTTCAGTTGTAAAATCTCCTAAAAACATTTCAAGTATACGCACAATGATCGTAAGCGACAAGATTATAGATATACTTGCCAATTGGAAAGAACGCTCTGAATCAGATGCAGAATACATTGTTAATGGATACAACACTTCGTCTTATAGCAAACATTTTAGATTGCTTTTGAAACGACATAAATTACGTTACATTAGATTTCATGATTTGCGTCATTTTAACGCTACATATATGTTAAGTTGTGGTGTACCTGACAAAGTTGCGGCTGATCGTTTAGGACACAGCACACCACAAACGACAAGAGAAATATATCAACATGTATTAAAAAAGATGGATGTAAAAGCAGCCACCTTAATAAATGATTTATTTGACACTCCATAA